TCTGTGAGTAAGCCACACTCGCCTCGCCAGTTCAGCAGCTCGTCAATGTTTCCGGTAATAATTGTGTCGAGTCCTAAGATAAATCTGCGGCCTTTGCCAAGCCCAGGTCTGAAGGCTTCCATGACACAGGCCCAACCCAAGTCGTTGCAGTCGAGCGGAACTTGAGTGACGTTCTCGTTGAACTGGTATTCCTTATCCGTCAAGCAAATGAACTTGTGGCTCTTGGTTGTGTTGCGCTTGATCGCTCGCGCTAACTTATCAACCCATTCGGGAGAGTATCCGGCATTCGCTGAATAACTCGGCAAGTGCTTTTCTTTGCCGTTGAAGAGAATACAAACAATGTCCATTTAAGCCGCTACCTTTCTTCTACGCTGGTCAAAGATTTGTTTTCGCCAATACGCAAAGTTTTTAGGCCACTGTCTGCGAATGGTAAGCTCGCCAGCCTTCTGGAATTCATAAACCGGATAATATTTTGAACTCTCAGCAAATATCAGAAACCATTCGACTTTGTGCTTGCCTGTTCGCTTTCTAATTCCAAACGGTCTGCCGTTTTTGTCTCTGCTGACAAAGTAGCTATAGCGTTGTTTCTTCTTCGCCATGCTGTTCTTTGTTGTGTTCTGAGCTGCGTCAGGATTGGCTTGAAGATAAGAAAGCATTTGGGTCATTTGTCCGCGAGAAATGTTTCCATACTTGTCTCGCCTTATGGCCTCGCCTGGAATCGCATACCAACCTTTCGGCAGTATTCCGGCACGATACAAAGATTTTTCTGAACGTTTAAACTCTCGGTCTTGTCCGGTGATATGGGGAAGGAGAATATCTTCAGCGGTTAAGGCTGAACCTTCGCTTCTGTCTTTGGCATAGACTCGGCCTTCAAAGCGTTTCAGGTCATACTCAACAAACAAGGCTCCACGCTTCCCAGGCTTTTTGGGATTTCGAGGCAACAAGTAAGGATGAACAGGAGGTTCAAAACTGTCCTCCATCTCTTGATAAAGTCCGGTTCTGACGTCAAAAAGAGTATCCCTCATAGCCTTTGCAGTGGCTTCAGGAAACTTCTTAGCGACTTGTCGCAGGTATTGCCTTGGGATTTTTAGTCCGGTGTCGCCTTTCAGTGGCATGGGCTATTCTCTGGCAAAGTTTACATGCTTTGAAATCATGAAAGAAAACCTTGGTGTTTGGTTTGTGCGTCTGGCAGGACTCGCAGAATCGCATTTTTTCTTTCTCTCTGAAGCCTTCAGCAACCTTTGGCAACGTTCCATTTAGCAACCAATTGGCGCTGATTCCGTGCACGTATTCAATAGCTAAAGCCGTTGTTGCTTGTAACTGAGTTCTGCCTGAAAGAATGCTGCTCAAGCCTGAACGTGACAGGTGAATGGCTTCTGCAAATGCGCTTTGTGTAATTGCTAATTCTTCAATCGCATACTTCAAGCGTTCTTGCGGTTGTAGGTTTTTTTCAACAAGGCTTTTTTCAAGCCTCTCTTCTAAGCGTTCGCTCAGAGGCTTTCTTCGCTCGAGCAAGGTGTAAAGCTTCACGTTCTGCTTCCTCTCTGGATAGTCCACCATCGAATTGCATGATTGCGGCTCGTTCTTCAAACCAGACGTACAAGTCTGGATCGTAAAAACGTAACCGTTCCACTTCGTCGAAAATCTTTTCATTCATGAGGCGCAGCGTCAGGCGAGCGTCCGTTAATCGCCTTTATTGCTTTTGATTGAACAAACCTGCTTCGCGTGGATTGCCAGCACTCGCTGTGTCTTTCCCTCAGTAGTTTAGAAAGACAAAGATTGCCAATCGTCACGCCTCAAAATCCTTGTAAAGCCGCGAACCTGTTGCGCCTTCCTGTTGTTGATACTTTCCTGTGTACGGTTGAGCGGTTGGTTCGTCTAATTGGAAAAAGACGATTTGGCAAATGCGAACGCCAGCCTTTAGCAGAATCGGCTTCTCGCTCTGGTTGTACAGCTCAAGCGTGATCTGTCCTTGAAAACCAGAATCGACGAATCCGGCATTTTGAATCTGCAAACCCAACCTTCCGACTGAACTTCTGCCAGCCACAAAAGCCGCTAAGTGATTCGGCACACTGATTTTTTCCTGAGTGCTTGCCAAAACAAATTTAGAAGGCTCCAGTAAAAAATCTTCAGTCTGAACGTGCTGGTAAACGGATTCTGAATCCAAGAACAGAAACTTCTGCTTCACGCCTAACTGAGCGAAGGTGTTGCCCAAGTGCAAATCAACAGAGCAAGGTCCAACTTGAGCGAATCGTGGCAGGTGTCCAAGTTCTTTGAGTCCATTCAAAGTTTGGTGAGAGAGAATCATAAATCCGCCCAATCAAATTCTGTTGGTGAATAAATCCGAATCAGTCCGGTTTCTCCCCAGCGTTTGCTGGCGTGAACGTCCCAGATTTCTTTGTCTTCTTTTCTCAGTGCGTCTTCTAGTGATTTCAGCAGGTTGGACAAATCCGGTGTTTGCTTGTGAGGTTTTCCGTTCATCAGTGACTTCTGGCGAATCGACCAGCTTTTGGGCATGGGAATCACAAACTCAACCGCGAAGCTGTCTGGCAGAACAAACTTCATATCCATCGCTTGATAACGAAGCTCATCAGCAAACAATCGGTATCTGAGCGTTGACTTTGAAGGCGACCACTTATCCCGAATGCTCTGCCTTGGCTTAGGTACTGGTCTGATATTGAAGGTAATCATTAGGTGCTTGCAAGAGCCTTCAACTGCGACAGGTACTGCTTTGAAAGTTGTTGACGTTTCCGGCAGTCAACGGAAGCCAAGGCTTTTGGTTCTTGAATCCGATACTTAGCAATGACATTCAAAACTGCGTTAATGTCTGCGATCGTAGGCCATTGGCTCATGGTGCTGATGACTTTCGTAATGGCTTTGGAAAAGTCAGTTTGGTCAATCTGAGCCTCATTGCAAAAGGCTTGAACCCAGAGTTTGTGCAATCCTTCCGGTATGGGTCGATTCAAATTCATCGAAACCATTGCCAAAGCCTGAATTACCTGTTTCTCCGTGACGTTCTGCATAATCCTCCAACATGCGTTTGACTGATTGCTCTTGTGCGGTGAGTCTGCGAGGTTGTTCCTGCGGCTTGCCTCGGATTGGCACAATTGGTGGTTCTTGGTGCTGCTGAATCAAGTCTGCGACTAGAAAGCGTTCAGCGTCTTTGGTGAAGCTGTCTCCGCATTCTGCCAAGTAGTGATTTGTGGCAATCTCAATCTCAGCAACGCTGAAGTTTGCCAACAGCCTTTTGAAGTGTTCCTTGGCTTTTGCCTTCCTGCCTGGATTCCTCGTCACCTTCATCCGCCAATCACTCCACCAGCTTTCAAAAGCGGATATATCTTCAGTGTTTCTTTTGTTCTTTGTTTCTTTTGTTATCTCTTTATTTTGTAGCGTTGGATTTTCCTGCGTAGGTTTTTCCAACGTAGGTTTTTCCAACGTAGGTTTTTCCAACGTAGGTTTTTCCAACGTAGGTTTTTCCAATTCAGGCAAATCATCACGCACACCAGTGACGAGGTAAACGTAATCTCCAAGCTTGCCGTCCGGTTTACGAATTCTTGCGCCTCTCTGGATGTATCCAGCATTCAGCAGTTCGTCCATAGCCTTACGAGTGGAGTCAATGCCGTCTGTTGCGTGTCTGGCTAGTTCAGAAAGCCGAATGTTCCAATCTCTCGGCAGACTGAGCAGATAGACCAGCAAGCCTCTTGCTTTCCAGCTTAGTGATGAATCTTGTGCTGCCTCGTTACCGATAACGGTGTAAGGTCCGTCAATGCGTTTGCCAATCATTCAAACCTCTAGCGTTTCAAAAGGATTGAGGTATTTAATCGGAACAAACCAAGCAGGAGAGCGAACGTCTGTTCGCCAGAACTGGTCCTGCTTGCCTTCGCTGCCTTTGATCCAGCCGTGAATTTCGTAAACTGGCGAATTGCCTGTGACTAAGACAAAGTTGTCCTCACCGGAATCAATCGGTCTGATGATGAGGTTCTTGTGGCTCAATGCCGTGCGTACTTGGAAACCGCAAACGTCCGGTTTCTTGAAGGTGTCCACGCTGCCGTCCCAATAGCGGCCTAATGCCTTGGCAACCGCTAATTCACCACAAGCGCCTTCCAGATGATTGTGCCAATCGTAGCGTTTCTGATTCGTCGAATCCTGACGCTGATACTTGATATTCGCTAGGTTTCGCAATCTGCCAATTTCGGTTGCCATTGCCAGCTCATGCCACGACAGCTTCACTATCATCAGTCTCCGGTATCAACCCCAAACGGTCTTCGGTCTGGGTCATCAGTTGCGTCAATGCAGTGATTTCGTCTTTGCTCAGTTGTTTGTGATTGCTGGCTTCTCGCGCCATGCGTCGAGCGTTTTCGTAACCGTTGCGGTTCTTGGCTTCCTCAAACTGCGCCTTGCAACGTTCAAAAACCGGATTGGCCTTTGCCTCAATGAATGGCTCATTGTCTGGCGGATTCGGTTCAACGGTTCCTCCGTTTTCATCAAACTCTCCATCTAGTCCAGTAATGCCAAAGCACAATCGGATGGCTTGCTTCATGGCTGCTTGTCTGAGCATCCGGTTGGGGTAGTTCTTCCAAGCTGGACTTCTCTCGTTATAACAATCGCTTAAATATTCTGTCACCTCAGTTGGATGTGAGCGGTCTTTGCGATAAATGCGAGCCGTGGCGGAAATCACTTTGCCTTTGTCATCTGCCTCTCTGCCGAACTCAATCCGCTCAAACTGAGGATGATTGTTCATGATCTTGATGTAGCCATCAACGGAAATACTCGTTGTGATTCCGCCTTTGTTGTCTGGGAATGCCCAAATTTCCTTTGTCACCGGATTAAGTTTGAACTGCTTGGCTATCGTCAAGAAAGCAACCAAGTGTTCTTGCTTGGTTCCGGTTGGTAAAATCGACTTCGACAACACTTCTTGCAGTGTGTTTTGGTCAACTCCTAACTCTGACGCTACTGATTTGATTAACTCGTTCATAATTATCCTTTTTTGTTACCTTACCAGACCATAACTGATCTGAACTAATCTTGTTTCAACCGGACTCAAATTAGCCGAACTCACCAGAACTGATCTGAAAAAATCCGATCTTAACTGAACACATCCTACCCGAACAAATTAATTATTGCCTTATTCGATAAATGCTTAACTTTTCCAGCGAGGTTGTTGTTCCTTACCTTATTTAACCTCGACTAATCGCATCCAGACTCAACATAACAAAGCCGATTCAATCCAACCTTGACCCAACCCACCTCATTCAATAAGGTCTTGCTCTCGGTAGTGTGGCACAAGCTTACGCTCATTTTTTGCCATGTTTGCCAGATTAATCAAACGTACAGAAGCGTCCATATGCCTCCGTTTTTCATCTTGATTAAGTGCTGCAAGGTCAGTGTTTACAACTCGCTCTTCTGCCTTTTTCAACACCTTTACAATCTGCACATGCACTTCTCTTTCGGCAATTTCTGCTTGCTCGGCTGGTGGGACCAACCGATAGCCTTGAGCGTGGACATTCTGCAAATCACGCTTGTATTGAACCAACAGAATTTTCTTTAGACGATCCATGTCTGTCATCATCTGAAGCTGTCGCTTCTGATACTCAACGGCATTGATTCCAGCTTCCTTGGGGTTGTTGTCAAACAACTCAAAAAAGTATTCACTTGGGATCAACTCGCCCAATTGATACCGTTTCAACAGGTCTGGAATCTGAGCTTTCCAAGCCGGAAATTCTGGAAGCAAATCAAACTTTTCTTCATTCATTTGATGATCTCCGAATTGAACTTTCCGTAGGTTGGTCGATAGTCCAACAAACCCATCATTTTCCCAGCAATATCAATGAATCGCTCAACCTGCTCACGGTTTAAAAAACTCGGTTCATAGGCAATTTGAATGTCTGCTGACCACTCTGGAAAGCATGGTCTAGTCCGTATGACTTTGTTCCGGTTGACGGTTACTGGTCTGCGATCAAAAAAGGTCTTGTCATACAGTCCTTTGATTGATCGTGGCCCATCATATTCAAGACGGCATTTCTCAACCGTACACTGCAATGCTCGCTTGACGGTTGTTCCATCTTTGCTGAGTTTCGCGGCTTCTCGAATTACGGCATCAATGGCATAGCCAGGAATGTAAGGACCAATTTTTTCGTCATGATAAAGACCAGAACAGAAGTCAATCCACTGAAGTTCTAAGTGATGCTCTTCCGTTTTCTTCTTTACGGCTGAAATCTTCTTTGCTGCTTTCGCTAATGGATGCAGTGGGTCAGTCGTTACGTTATTGTGCATCAGCAATGGCGTCACACCTGTGAGCCTGAAATTTCCAATTTCCATATTTACCTTTTAATCATGAGTGAATGATGGAAAGGAGTGGCCCATACCACTCCATACCATATGAATAATGAGTACCTTTAAAGGTTCTCTTGTCCTGCCTGAACCAATCTTAGCGGATCCTGGCTAAACTCATCGAAGCATAACCGAACAAAGCCAGCCATAACACATCCAAGCGGATCTTATTTAAAGACAGGAAGATGAACACCTAAATGTTCATCTCACTAGCTTTAAAATGACCACATCTCATCTCAACCGATCTTATCAAAACAAAGCGTAGCTTAACCCATCCCACCTTATTCATTCGCGCCTTCCAGTCAGCTTGAGCTTGAGTTGAGAAAAGCTTTATCGCTTGCTTCGGTCACATGAATGATTGCCCGTTTTTTTAGGGAGGATGGGCAAAACCGAATAACTAGAAGGCTTAATCTATTGAAAATTCATCCTCGTATTCAGAAGGTTTTGAACCTTCTACCCAGACTGGATTGATGTATTGTGTGATTTGTCCACCTCTGCGGATGAACGCCAGAATCTCCGCTGAATAAATTGAATCAGCCGGAACTTCGGTTGAGGTGACTGAAGCGTCATTCCACTTCTCTTTGACTTCAATTTGCTTCTTCGCCTCAATCTCTAACTCTTCTCTTTTCTCAGCCGCCTTATTTCCAAAGTGAACTGCGCGGCATTCAGCGGAACAAAACTTTGCTCTCGACTTGCTCGTCACTGGCTTAAATTGCTTTGAACAAATCCAGCATTTGAGAAGTCGATTGTGGTCTAAGCGGCTGCGGTTTCTTTTAAGGTGAACAAGTCCGTTGCAGGTAGGGCTACAGTATTTTTGGCTTCCGGCTTTTGGTTGAAACGTCTTCTGGCAAACCAGACATTCTTTGGGTTTTAGCGTTCCAGGCATTCGAGGAATGGTTCCTCGCTTATACGCTCTGCGCTTGTCGTTTACATAACGGCATTCCTGACTACATAAAATGTTGCGCTCCGTCTTTGGCTGGAACACCTCACCGCATTCAACACATGGCCTTGGTTCAACGATTGGGGTTTTTTTGTATTGCTGGTTGTAGCAACGACTGCCGCAGAATCGCTGATCCTTGCGTTTGGGCATAAAGAATTTGCTGCAACCTTCACAGGCAACCTTGACTTTCGGCTTTCTATGCTTTGCTCGGTATCTTGCCGAATTGTCTAACTGCAACTGGTAACTGCATTTTTTAGAACAAGTCTTGTGGCTGCTAGACTTGCGATTAAATTTCTTGCCGCAAATCACACACTGCGGCTTTGTATGCTTGGTCTTCAACTCGTCAAAACAAATCTGTCCGCAAGTTCTTTCCTCGCCTTCGGTCAAAAACTTTAAGCCGCAATTAACGCAGACCTTAATGGTCAAATTTCACTCCATGTCTGTTCATTGTGTGGATCGTCCATTCTTCTAAACTTCTCTTCCTTCGATATGTCTAGCGGCTTCAAATCTAAACAGTTTCGCTCATGCTTCTGGTGCGATAACTTGCCGCAACGACTGCATTCGTATAACTGGCAGAAGGTGGGTTCACGCCTTTCTGACTGACGAACCAAACCCCAGAAGTAAGCCTCTTTGCGCCTAGTTTCTTCTTTGAAGTCTTCGAGCGTTCGCATACTTCCGGTTGATGAAATACAAGCGAATGCGCCACCAAAGCTTCTTCCAAGCTGGTGCGGTGTGGTGAGTAATAATCTGTGTCTTTGATTTTCGTTCCGCTCGAAAGAACAAGGCTTGTACGCTAGGTGCTGTGGTCATGTTCAACTCCATGTTGTGGTGGGGAAGCCTTGCTCAAGCTGCTGGCAGACCCCTCCGCCATTACAAAAACAAGGCTTTGATTCCCCATGTAG